TCTGGATAAGATCTTTATTTTTCATTATGCGGCCCCTTTGAACATCTTTTGTACTGCTACCTGTTTCTTCCAATCACTTTCCCATATCCATACAAGATTATAACCGGCACCTTTTATATCCCTATGCTTCCGGCATGTTTGGTCATAATGGTACTGCATACTCTTGCCAGTTACTTGATTTAGTTCATCTGGTTGGTATATGTTTAGGTTACCATGCCAGTAATCCCCATGAAATTCATATACCGTATTTGTTTGTGGGTCATATCCATCTATGACATATTTTTTATTTCCGATCTTTATCTTTACCTGCCTATGGGTTTCTGTTAGATCCGGTACGCCTAGATAGTCCAGCCATGCGGTTTCTTTAATTGATACGCTTTTTGAGCATCTAGGGCAACCGGAACCATTGACATGATCAAAAGGTCTTTGCCAGAATGATCCATGCTTAGCGCAAACAATCTCAACCTTTGTTGAGATATTTACATATTCTGTAATCTTGCTATAGTCGTATATATTTTTATGTACAAGATTGCTTCTATCTAGGAAACTTTGGAAGGTATGCGTTTTTTCTTTTATTACGCAATCCGGACATTTACTACCACGCAAATGTTCAGCAGGATTTTGTAAGAACTCTCCATGTTGGTGGCATATAATTTTTACTTTTGTGTAGCTATTCTTGTATTCTGTAATCTTGCTATAATCATAGAGATCACCATGCACTTCCTTTGCTTTTTGGACAAAGTATTCGGTTGTAAACGTAGCTTCTTCTATTGCACATTTTAAGCATCCCTGCCCTGAGTTCATATGATTTTTTGCTAATTGCCAAAATGGGCCGTGATTTGGGCATACAATCTCTAGTTTACTCTCTCCACCCTTGTATTCCGTAATCCTGCTATAGTCATAGAAATTATTGTGTACCTCGTTTGATTTTTGAATAAAATATTCAAGTGTATTCCTTCTTTTTTCTAGCGAACATGATAAACAGCCACCATCACCTCTTAAGTGATCGTTTGGTGTTTGCCAGAACGAGCCATGAATTGGGCATACGATTTCTACTTTAGTAAAAGCATTTACATATTCTGTAATCTTGCTATAGTCAAATTTATTAGCATGTAATTTGATACATTCCTCTATAAAACCTTTAAGTGTTTTTTTTCTGGCATCAGATGCGCATTTTTTGCATCCAACTCCGCGAAGATGAGGGGCAGGCTTCTGCCAGAAAGAACCATGTGTTGGACATATAATTTCTACTTTTGTATAGCTATTCTTATATTCTGTAACTTTAGAATAATCATAAAAATTATTATGGATTCTTTTGCTGGATTCTAAAAAACTTTCAAGCGTGTTTGTATTAGACTTTTTTGCGCACTCTGGGCAACCATGACCAGAAATATGACTATGTGGAGTTTGAAAAAAAGATCCATGAATAGAACATACGATCTCTACTTTTGTAGCGTCATTATAATATATTTTAATATTACTATAATCATATCTATCGCCATGCGCTGCTCTTGCATCTAATAAAAACTGTTCTAGTGTTTTCTTAATAGCCATTATGCATACTCGTATTCCCGATCTATCCAATCTTGGGTTCTTTCCATTGTTATATTCTTAGGATCTAGGTACATAAGTTTATATACAGCATTTGGGAATACGCCCGCTGTTGATATCCTATGTCCTAGGACAAGTGCTGGAAAATTCTGTGTTGGACTGGTTGATAGCGCTGTTCTTAACTTTATTAAGTCCCCGATTTCGTATTTTGGTTGCATTATGCCGCCTTTACAAGCCAGTTCTCAATAAATTGGCGTTTATGATCCATGATCTTGCCATTGTTTACACACATTAATTTATAATATGGATATATCCCCGCTATATCCTCGTAATTAAATATTTCTAGAACAAGGAAATGGTGGATATCATCCTGTTTTTTTGTAAGTGGCTTGTCTGGATTATGTTTTAGGAGATCGCCAACTTCAAACTGAAAGTCTACCATATTGCCTCCCTATGCCGGAATCATTTCCCCCTCTACCCAATCTTGTTCCCACTCTAGCACATCTCCCCGTCTTACTTCAAGTAGTTTATATGCCCGCTGCGTAAAGATACTTGTATTCTTGGTTGTATGCTCTAATACAAGCATATACCTATTTGGGTCTAGTCCGTTTCCTTTTCGGTAATGGATTAGATCGCCCACTTCATATTGATAAAGACTCATGCAACCTTCCTTATATGATTATGCATATCGGTTCGGTCTATAATCATATTGCCAATATCTCCGTCGTATACCCACATAACTTTTATGCCATATGGATCTTTATAGTCGCCCATTAGTTCTATCTTTGGGATCGGAGTTGGTTCCCCGATTACAAGAAAGTGGTCCATTTCTTTGCCGTCAAGGTTTCTCAGCCATGTCCACAGTTCGCCTACTTCGGGTAGCCTATTTTCCATTATGCTACCCGCCTTGCATGACCTTCGTCAATCTCGGTTACATATATCATAATATTATCTATTGCGCCGGTTTTGGTATGCAAGCCTTTTACAGTTATAGCGTCATTCCAGATATGCTTCCTTTCGGAAAGGATAAGATAATGTTCTTCTTCTTTCTCAAAGAACCAAACCTCGCCAATCTCGGGCCACACTGTGTTATACATTAGGCCACCTTATAGAAAGAGTTGCGCTTAAGTTGATCCCGATCAAAAAATAAATGGATAACTCTTTCCTGCTTTAGATAGAGGCACTCTATCTTCCACATATATTCATGAACTACTTCCGGTTCGGATACAATAAGGAAGTTACCTTCAAGAGGTTCATAGTACCACAGTTCCCCGATTTCTGGAAATTGAATCGTGCCCATGTAGTCTCTTTCTTCCATTAGGCGATCTTTTCGCATTCTCTTTCAGAATAGTTCTTACCAATCTCTTCTATTCCCCCGTTGTCTACCCACATTATCTTATAAAGTCCGTACATTGATTTATAGGAGCCAATAACTTCTTCTCTCATACCAAGTACAAGAAGATGGCGGCTATTAACATTATCCCTGAGAAGATCTCCAACTTCATATTTATATTCCATTATGCAACCTTAAAAAAGTAATAGTGCATCATATAGCTATCAAACTTTTCTATACTACCATCTTCAAGCGACATGGCTTTATAGGTTGCTTTCCATTCTTTTGTGTTCTCCCACCACTCTTCGGTTAGGTCTAGTAGGAGATAGCGACTGCCGCTATGCATATCTTCTATAATGTCGCCGGTTTCTATTTCGCTTCCCGTTGTAAGCATTAGGCTACCTTATAAAAATAAGTGTTGACAGTTACTTCTCTAAAGTCTACAACGGCACCGGACTTTACATTCATTAGTTTATATAAGTTTCCCATAAGTTCTGGTTTATAGAAATCTAATACAAGATAGATGCCATTAACGCCTTCTATCCTGTTCTGCTCCCTTACCCGTATAAGATCACCAGTTTCATATGTGGGCTGCATTATGCCACCTTGTAGGTAACTTTCTCAAGTTCACGAGCGTTATACCACAAGATCTCTTGGTTACGCAAGCGCATTATTTGATACTTGGCGTAGGTCAACTTGGCGTTATTACGCTTAAACTCTTTTACCCCAAGTATGAGGTAACCTTCTCCAAATGCATTTTGGATCAGATCACCTATCTCATACTTATACATTATGCGATCCTATAGAAAAACTTTTCTACTGTTTCCTGGCCGTGTTCGTATTGCTCACCTGTGGTTGTACCCATCAAACAGTAAAATGGGCGTTCGCCGTATGTTTTATACCCTATTACGAGGAAGCATTCCTGCTTAGCGTCTTTTTTTGGTACAGTATGTTCGCCGGATATATCTAATAGATCACCAATTTCATATTTATAATGCACTATGTAGCCTTTTTATAATTATTATCTATAAGTCCTGCAACTATTTCTGTTACATCGCCAGTATCCAACTGTAGGATTTTATAGGAATCCCAGCTAATAAGGGCATTATGGAGTACCCCGTATTGGAGTATAAGAATTTTATCTGAAAGATTAATATTGGATTTCACCTTACGCTGTGCGAGATCGCCAACTTCAAACTTACGCGGTAGGTGTCCCATTATACCCTCTCAAACGCTAGCTCTATCTCTACCTTATGGTGATGCGAGATATCGCCAGTCCTTACATTCATCATTCTGTAATAGGGCGCACCAGTGTCTTTTCTTTTATAGCACTCTAACACAAGAAAAGACTTAAAGTAATCTTCCAATGCAGGAGTACGCCCAACCAGTAGGTCACCTACCTCAAAAGAGTGCGGCTGCCAATCATGGAAATCTGGTTCGGTCATTAGGCGATCCTCGTGTAGTTTTTATCTACATAAAGTTGGTTTTCTACATAGATACTTCCGCTTCGGGTATCAAGTACACGATATACCAGGTTCGTTTCCCACGTGGGATCAGGCATCCTTTCCAGGACAAGGAGCGCATATGGTGCAACGCCTACCGCCGCATGCTTTAATAGATCGCCAACCTGATATGTATGCTTCCTGTCCATGTTACGCCGCCTTCCTCATAACAGTGTGAACATATGTCTCATGCCACCATAGATTTTCATTCTTGGCAACATTTAGGAGATTGTATAATGTATATGTATGCCCTTGACACATGCTGCTATCTTCATTGGTTCCAAGAACCAAATAATATTCTCTTAATTTATCTTTTTTAACCCCAACCCATCTAACAAGGAGGTCGCCGGTTTCATATGGTCCTTCACGCATTCTACTCCACCTTCCTATAGTTCCTGTGAACATGGACAGTAGAGAGATCATAGTACTCTTCTTTTGCTGGGTCAAGACAATAATAACCTGCAAGGTACTTCTCGTCTGCTAGATCTTGACGGAGTACGAGCAGACACTTTGGGCAGGAAAGGTATGCTTTTTCGTTTGTTTGGAGGAGGTCGCCAACTTCGTATTTGAACGTCATGCTATCCTCACGTATTCGTATGAGTCGCCGCCAAGGAATAACTCTATCTCTTCTACTTGGTCTATCTCATAATTATAGATAGTATAGGTATAGATACCACCGCCTAGATCTTTGTTTCTCTTTATGTCTTCAACTTCTTTCCCAGCCGACAGAACAAGAAAACGCATATCGCTGTTGGCATCGTGTTGTAGGTTATTTCTATCTAGAGTTTGTCTAGATAGCCGCTCAATCCAAACTTCGCCTATTTCGGGACGGATCATTATGCCACCAGTTCTGCTTCGCTTTCAAGGAAGCGAATAGAGAACTCTATCACGGAACCAGTTACAGGGGAATACAATTCATATTCGTCTCTCCATACAAGATCACTATCTTCTTGCTTATATCCAAGAACAAGGAACTTTCCACCGCTCCAATCTAATAGATCACCAACTTCGTACTTTGGTTTTTCTGTGTGGTGTCGTTCTTCCATTGCATATGGCCTTACACGTGTTATGTATAGGGTATTATTCTTGCCGTACATACCATCAAGTTTACAGTATTTTGATTTTATTTCCATAGGCGGAAGTCCGCATTCATAACCACTAATGCGGACACAGCCTTCACCTTCAATGTTTATTGTGAAATCTGGGCGCATATTACACCTATTCTGCTACTGGGGTGTCATCAATCTTGCCCCATATATCCTTTTCCTTGCTTGTAACAAGCAGATGATTGTGACTAACGATAAGCGCCCTTTCATAAGGGGGGACGCTTTCGTCTTGAATAAGTCTATCTACGGTTAGATTATAGAGCGTGTATTTTTTATGATTGGAAAAACTTACACCAAGAATAAGGTACGCTTCGCGTCCTTCATAAGCCTTGCGGTATATAACTTCGCCAATATTAAAGTTAGCCATCTGCCTTCTCCCATACCCAACCGTGTAGATAACTAAGTAACACGCCACCCGTATTCAAGTCAAGAGATTCATAAAGGATGCCGTCTTCGTTCTTCCCGTCGTACATACTGCTATGAAATCCTTCAACGCTTACCACGCCAATTACGAGACGAGTTTCATGTACTCCCCGCTGATTTGCCTTATGCTTAAGCAGGTCGCCAACCTCCCATAATGAAAATACTTTATCCATTACTTTACCTTTTCCCACATATCAGGTGGCACGTATGTTATCATCGTCTCACCAGTTGTGTGATTTAATACTCGCCACCGATTTCTATCAAACGGGTTTGAGGATGTCATATTTTCCAGTAACAGAAAATACATAGGCGGGTCATCAACTTCTTCTATTACTGTACACTTGAGTAAATCGCCAACTTCAAACCCTTTGGAAGTATTTGTGGGCAACATGGAAACTCATCATCTCGTTTGTAACTATATGGGCAAGTGGACTAACTCGTAAAGGCATCAGTTTATAAGTTTCATAACTATCATCAACGCCTATAATCAATGCCGCTTCATCTGGTAGCCCAGACCGAGCATAGATAAGATCCCCAATCTCATAATCAGCTTTATTCACCGACATTGAAGTTTGCTCCAAATCCAATTTTGGTACTACGATATGGGCGTTCCTGTTCGTCAGCCTTGGCCATCATGGCCTCCATCATCTGCTTGAACATTTCTTCCTGATTCTGCTGGGTCTTACGAAAGGGGTTCCACATCGCTGCCTCCTTGGTATGAAGTGACTATAGCCTAGTGACCGTTAACTGTCAAGAGTCAGATGGACTTGCCATCATCTCTGCCGGCATCAATATGCTCAATCGTTCCGTCAGCATAGTGAATAAAATACTGATCGTTGAAATAACTTTTTGGTAAATCCTGCTTTGAGATTACGGCGATGGCATCTGGATAATCCATCCAGCGATCACCGCAACATTCACAGTCATCGCCATTATCAACGCCATCAAAGTAGATACCAATTTCTTGCGCTTTACGGCTGGCTTCTGTTGAATCTACCGCTTCAATAAAAACAGTGTGACCAACACCGCGGTCTTTGTCTACCATAAAACCGCCGCCGCTATTATTTTGACGATAACGATAAAACATATTATTCCTCCTCGTCTTCAAGGACATCTGCGATAAGATCTGGAAAATCCGAAAGACCTTCAATTACGGAATTAAGATAGCCCTGCGCATAGTCGTGTGACCGCTCCATTGCAAACCCACGAACATCAACAAGGACTTCTTCGCGGATAGTATCAGCGTACTTCTTTCCTTCCTTGATGCCGTCATCATATTCACGGATGAAGTCAACAAGTTCAAGTTCATCGCCGCTGGCGGTTTCAAGTGTTCCATTTGAAAGTTCAAGAACATATACTCCCTTTTCAGTTACAGACTTACCAATTACAGTACTACGGATACCAAGGTCTGAATACATAACCTGGTCGCCGTGCTGAAAGTTTACTACAGGCTTGCTGTTCTTAATCTTCTTTGACATGATTAACCCCTTTTTTTATAGGCTGTTGTGTGGATCTCCGTTTTTGACTTCACTACTATTTCTTCTGTCTTTAGATCCATTAATTTATATTGGTAAGGAAAAAGACCTATTACAAGATAGTGTAACCGCTCTTTTCTTTTTACAATAAGATCACCAACTTCATATTTTACATTTAATTTCTTCATTGGCGTCTCCTCATCGTGAAGGGACTTTACCCTAGATCTCATCTTCTGTCAAGGGTGGATCGGTGATGCTTGTGTCATGCCACTTGCCGCCGCCCCAGCTACGCTTGATATAGTCCTTGCCACCGTCTACTGAAATATTATTGCATGAGCAACTTTGGAAGTCATGGCGAAACTTGCTTTCAACCTCTTCATCGCACATATCGCAATGTGCGCTGTTGCGAATAATTTTTGGTTTGAGTGTCATATATTAGTCCTTAACATAATCATCATAAAATTCATGATATACGATTTTAATATATCTACCTGTTTTTATCTCTTGTGTTGTGAACGACGAGAGCTGACCGCTTCTTTCGGAATATTCTTTTCTGAGGACAAGATAATAATCTTCTGTGTACTTACGCCTCACAAGGTCACCAATCTCGGGTAAGTCTTTCATGTTTACCTCTATAACTAGAGTTTATTATGCAACCTTCTTATACAGTCCCTTTGGGAGAGCTGAGCGGATGTGATCCAGTTTGCCATCAGTCATGCAGCGAACCATATACATAACAAGAGAGTTATCTTCTTGCTTCTTTGCTGAAAGAACAAGATAGATATGGCCGTTGGACTTCTTCTGAACAAGATCGCCAACACGGAAATTAAAGATTGTCATTTAAACTCGCTCCCAAGAAGTGCTAGGAAAAAGATGATTTTTAATTATCGCACCAATTACTGCACCTGGGACTCTATGCTCTGACGCTGCTTCTTTCATTACCATAACATCATAAACTTCATTACTGTCTACAGTTCCAATAACCATAACTGAGTAACCAGTATCGCTACCTATTTCTTTTAAAATATCTCCAACTTGGAAGCTATGATGGACAGCAAAAGCTAATTTTGCTGCGCTCTCTGCGTTGCGAATTTCTATATTTTGCATCAGAGTATCTCCCAAGCATCTTTATAGAAGTGTATGTTTTTTAAAATACTGCCAACAGTAACGGACCAGGGTTTTCTATCTGGTGAAGCATAGACTACCATGCACTTGGACTTGTTGTCAAGTGTCTTCTCTAGTATAAGCACCACATCATCATTATTGTTACTCTGCAACAGATCGCCAACTTCGGGACGGTGAATGTCGTTTCGCATACAAAGCAATATAGCACAGCCAACCATGAAGGTCAACTGTGCTATATTGTACTGCCCTATCCTTTTATCTTACTTTGTCTATCTTTTTATAGTATCCCTCTGGTAGCATTACCTTGTGATACATTATTCCTGTCTTTAATGCCCGTATATCATAGAGCGTCATCGTATCGCTTTTATATACTTTTGTTACTTCATAGAAACGATGCTCGCCATTCATATTATCTAATAATCCGACAAGAACATCCTTTACTCTAAACATTATATTTTTTCCTTGGATTTCTTTCTCCCTTTCTCTAGATTCTCTAATCTTTCAATGATTTCTTCTAGGCTATTGCTGCCTACTTTAATATTTCCTGAGCCTTCTTTTCCTTCAAGTGCAGATACTTTGGCCTCCAGCGTTCTAAATCTAGCAAATGTATTCATCTGTGATGTTTTGCAATCGGTTGGTTGTTCTTTCTTATCTTCCTTTGCATTAAATTTATTATTTTTAAATAATTTATTAAATAAGGTTTTTAAAAACTTCCCCGCCACCGGACCAGCGGCAGAACTTACTGCACCGGCTATCGCGCCAGTTAGGATTGGCAAAGAAGCTAAGCCATCTGCTTTCTGTGGAGGTTTTGGAACATCAATTGGACGGGTTGGTACTTCAACCGTTGCCGTAAGCTGTTCTGTTTTTACTTCTTTTATTTCTTTCTTTTCTATTTTTTTATGTCTGTGTTCTGCTTTCCATTCTTTTGTATCACGATGGTCGCAGCCATTTTTACCATGAGGATCATTATCCCCATCTAACGGATGCCCGTGTTTATCTACTATTTCCGAAGAAAATGAAATAAGCGGGCCACTATAATCTTGAGGAAATTTACAATCACCTATTTGAGATAGAGACGAAAAGCCCCCATCGGGTATTATGCATACCGGACGAGGGTCTTCGGCCCAATTATATTTGTCAGTCATTGGGCTATTCTCAATTAAGCTTTCTTACTTTTCTTACCTTTCTTTGGTTCGTCGTCATTATCAGCAGCTTTAATTTCAGCTAGCTTGATTTTTGCTTCAAGTTCCATGCGCTTTTCTTCTAGTTCTGTTTTTGCTTTTTGACGAGCAGTCCAGAACTTCCAACCAGCGGGACCACCAACCATAAGAATTGCTGCGAGAACAACGGTCACAACTGGGTTACCGCCAGTTAGGTCTTTGACCATTGCTAATTCGCTACCGAGACTTGGCTCTGCACCAACAGTAGCTACGGTGTGTGGGGCTTCCATAGTAGTTTCTTCCATGTTATTCTCCTTTCTCCCATCATGGGGAAGATATCGTTCTTATGTAATTAGTTTTAAAAATAAAAAATAGCACGGCCAGTTTTACCCAGCCGTGCTATTTAATACTTTTTATTTTAAGCTGTTAGAACTTTTAATGCTTTCTCGCTAAATGCAACGCGTTGTTCGTGATGTAGGCAAGCATTACCATTTACACGACGGGTAATTTCGCGTAGATCCCAGGCATCTGCTTTGGCAAATAGTCCACGATCCTTAAAGAACTGGCAAGCAATACGTACAGAGACATCTGCTTCTGCTGCTTTCTCTGGGTGCGCGACTAGATCAATACCAATTTTCTTGCTCATATCGGTATAGTTTGCACGGCCAGTTAATTGTAGAACTCCGCGACCAATAAACTTTGGTCCGTCACCAGCCTGTGTATTACCTAATAGCTTGCGACCTTCATAAAGTGAACCGCATGGTTCATTTGGATCTTTTGGATCTTTCTTGTTATATTTGCTTGGTAGCTCTTTATCGTAGCGTAGTTCGCCGCTCTCAACTCCAACCTGACCTAAGAATGCCGCAATACGTGCCGGTGTATCAACTTCAAAGATTGGGAATACAACATTGAATGCTGCTGTATAGCTTTTTACTTTTTCTGGTTTGCAGTTTGGGTAAATTGCCTTTAATTGTTTCTCTGTGATCAGTGGAAGTGCTGTTAACTTTTCGTTTTTATCCTTTGCCATATCATTGGGCCTCCTTTGGATAATATAATTAGTCCTCATCCAAATAAAATAACCCAATGTAGTCAGATTCTTTTATGGGCACGGTTAGGCGATAATTATATCGCTCTGTTACCGCAAAGTTACGACGGTTGATTCTATTAAAAAAAATCATTTCTAGTAGATAAAAGCCGTTTTCATTACTGAGAAGGAGGCCGGACCCCTCCCACCAGTATCCGCTTTCAGCGTTAACATCGCTATTGATAGACAGTAAATCGCCCGGTTTAAACTTAGACATTATTTAACTTCTTCAAAATATTGTTTGATCTCTCTATAAATAGATTCATCATCTGCTGGGAGTACAAGCCAGCTTGCACAAACATCATCGCTATTCATTTCCCACATTTCTTCGCACTGTTCGCTTGTGGCGTAATATCCATGTAGGAGCATAGCATTTTGTATACGCTGAATATCTTTAACCCTATGCGGGTCTTTTGTTGGCTGGTATGGATGTCTTACGCGAATAGTTTTATATGTTCCACTACGATTCATAACTTTGGCTCCATATTGGCTTGACGCGAAAATCACTAATCCAGTTGCGGTTTCCTTCAATAATTTCACCGCGAACAAGGCTCTTCTTTGTATCCATGATTACGTTAAGTATCCCTTTTGCTACATCAAGAGAACAGAAAACATTTACCTTTTCTTCAATAGCGCCCGTATTAGTTCGGGCTAACAGTAGATAATTTTGCATGTATCCTCCTATAAAAAACCCTGCCACCTTTCGGCAGCAGGGTTCCATTTACTTACCTATCCGATATTAGGCATTGAAGTGGCGGTCAAGGAAATTATATAGCGAGCGAGCCTCTTGGATTGAGAGGGTTAGCGCACCGTCGCTACCATTTGAGGCAATGGTAACATTTGATGAACCAGCCTTGCGTGAAACACGGTCAAGGTTATAGCGGAAGGTGTAGTGCTTGATGCGGCTGACATCACGGGCGCGACGATTTGGTGACGCATCGGTACGTGGGGTTGACGTACGGCGAGTCGTATCGCGTGAGCTTGAGTCGCGACGGGTTGAGGTTGAACCGTCAGTACGGGTTGATGAACGCCGTGAGGTTGAGCCGGTGGTGCGTGAGGTAGAACGAGTTGAGGTAGCCATTTTGTTTTCCGTTTCTGCCCACTGTGGGGCGGTTAGTGTAGAAGCATCTTACATCATCTTGCTGGCACTTTCAAGTACTTTCTTTATCCTGTCGCCGCTTCCACTCCTGCGGCATGGTCATGGATATCATCTGGATTGTCAGAGAAGGTAATATTACACACTTCTGAAAACTCTGCAACATCAATAAAATAGTTAGCCATGTCAACTTCGTCGCGGAACTTGATTAATTTACCGTTATTATATGCGGCGTACTGTCCAAGTTCTCGGAGAACATCAATCTTGTTAAAGATAAGATGCGTTACGCCGTTCATCTGGATTGCCTTACTTAAGTTGTTAACATTAATCCAGTTGCATTGGCGCGGACGGCCAGTTGTTGCACCGTATTCGCCGCCGAGTTCGCGCATCTTACTAAACGTAGGATTACCTGCTGGTTCAAACTCTTTTGCGCCTACATAGGTTTCATATACCTTGGCGACACCATAGATATGGCGAATCTTCTGTGGAGGCACACCATTCATAATCGCGCTACCAACAGTGCAATGCGAGCTTGTTACATAGGGATAGTCGCCCCAATCAATATCAAGATAGAAACCCTGCGCTCCTTCAAATAGGATGCGGCAGTCGGTAAAACTATTATAGAATTCTTCGTGAATATCAATTAGGTATGGTTGGAGTTCCGCAACCTGTGATGCTCGCGTACCTTCTCTTGCATACTTATCACGGTACGCTGGACCGTTGCCTCGTTTAGTTGTACCAATCTTACTATCGGCCCGATCCTCACTAAGATGACTATCTGTAATGATATGAGCGTTATTTGCAATATACACAAGACCGCGAGTATTAATTCCAGCATCTTCAAGTTCCCTCAACTCATTGAAGAAATGCTCGACATTTACTACGCAACCTGGGCCAATAATGCTTTTGATTCCGTGTAATACGCCGACAGGAATACTATGTGTCACCACCTTTTTTCCATTGACATAAATAGTGTGCCCTGCATTATTACTGCCATTATAACGCACAACATGTGTATAAGATCGTGTTTTGGCAAGATAGTTTGCCACCTTGCCCTTTCCACTATCACCCTGCTGTAAATCTACGATCACATCAGCATATTGAATCATTTTATCCTCATTAAAAAAGTGGTAGGTGTCCTGTAATCTTATCAATTTCTTCACTGCTCGCGGGTCCAATACCAAGTGCAGTTATTGTTGGCTCTGGAAATTCTGTCCGCCCTGCGTCCTCAACAAGATAGCAGGGAATCTTAGCATACTCACAGTCATGACGCAAGCGGCGAAGTTCCAACTCGCTTTCAACATATACAACGATCTTTGTATTGCCAGACAGTGCCCACTCCAAAAGATGTTTCTTTGACGCTTGGGTGGCAGCCTCTAGTGAGGCATGGCAACCTTGCGCAATATACTTGCCCTTGCGGAGAGAAGGGAACTTACGCATTACAATAACTTGTTTATAGATGCTCATTTTTCCTCCAGCCGATTGAAGTAATTCTTTACCTCAACAGCGGAGTCATTGTGACACATCTGGCGATACATGTCAACATCACTTGACCACTCGTAACCTTTCCACCATTGAAATCCAAGATAGTCGCCTTTATACAGGGAGCATGTTTCATACCCGCTACTCATGTAAATATACCTGCATCCACGCTGCTTTGCAAGTAGAGATTCAACGTGGCGGGATACATGGCCTAGACTTAACTGTGGCTCTTCGTAATCCCATGCAAATTCAACAGAAAGAAATGCTTTACCGATAATCTTGAAAGCAAGGAAACCTATAAACTTACCATTGCGACGATATAATAATATCTGGTTGCTGTTATCACAGATATCATCAAGTGTTAAGTTATTGCCATTATAGCCTTTATGTGCAAGATACTTTTCATATATGGGTCCAAGTAATTTCTTATCTGGCTTCCAGAGATGCCAAGTTATCTTTCTAGAATTCTTTAGGATACTTTTGCCCGTTTTATAAAGTGATAAGTCTATCCTGGTGCTGCGACTCTGAAACCACATATGTTTATTTAACGGGAACCAGCCTGTCTCCAGTGCCATAGGATATTCATATTCTTCAAATATAGCAGCACATGGATAATAAAGTATTGCTTCCTGCGCCATTTTTCCAAAGCCATGAACGTGATCAAATAATAATCTCATATTATAAATAGAAACCGCCGTACCTTATTAGGATACGGCGGCTGTTGAGTTTCTAGAAGGTAGCTATATTATAGCTTAACTCCGTACTTCTTTTCAAATGCTTTGATTGCAAAGCTATTTGGTGTCTTTCCTGCCATGATTGCCTTGATTGTGCTGCTATCGGCTAGTTCTGGCTTCTGTGCAACAAGTGCCTTAGCCTTTGCCATCATTGGGCTACCGCCACCTGCTGCTGGAGCGGATGGTGCCGCTGATGGTGCAGGGGCTGCTGCTGGTGCGGCTGGCTTTGCTGTCCCGCCGCCTAGAATACGTGCAATCATTGGTGAAGCTTTTTGTTTTGGTGATAGAGCCTTGCGCTTTGCTTGTGAAATAATTGAACTTAGGAATTCATGGGACTTAGATCCTGGTCCTTGCTTTGCTAGCGCAGCCTCAAGTTTAGCAATATTTTCTTTGCTTTCTGGTGCGGATGAACCGCCGTATGAACTTGACCCACCGCCATGCTTTTCACGACCATATTTATCTTTTGGCCACGCTCCATGCCACTCACGCGCAGGGCCACCTACATAAACTTCATTGCCTTCGTCATCGCGTAGGTATCCGTCATCGCCTACAACCCAAGCTTCATATTCTTTTAACATTGCTGAATATTCTTCAGCAATAAGAGAATTTAACGAGCTTTTGCTAATACGTCCCTCGTTCTTTGAATCTTTGTCTGAGCGTTCTTCGCGGCTTCTCTTGCCGTGTGGATCTCTTCTTATGGTATCTTCATCACCCTTTGGTTTTCCATAAAGCTTATCTTCTTCCTCTTCTCTTGCACGCTTGAGATAAGCTGGTTCCTTGCTTCTTCCGAAGCGACCTTCGTCTATTTCATCTTCCCCGCCGCGTGGAGCATGACCGCGACTGTATGATTTACCTATAACTTCTTGGTCCTCTCCTGATTTGCGTCTTTTTTCTGAAGCTTGATGTTTTGGATCATTTTTAAGACGTGCATCAATATCTGCCATTGCTCTATCTCTGCTTATTCTCTTCCATGATTGGCGCTTGGCTTCGTCCATACCGTATTCGGCACCGCTTTGTTCATGGCTACCAATCGCTTGGTCAACGGCTTGTTGGATTCCTTCCGTATTTGCATGACCGTCTATAAATTCTAGAGTCACTTTTACAGTAACCGTCTCACCTTGCATTTCCATAACTTCTGCTTCTGGCAGATGCATTTCGTCGCCGCCATGCATTTCTGCCATTTCTGGCATCTGTTCTGAAAGTTCTTCCATGACTAGCTGCTTCAACTGACTTTTGGTAATCTTCATTTTTTACTCATCCTCTTCTATAAAGTAGTTATCGCTTCCATCTGGAAGCTCCAGATCGTCGCCTTCTAAAATTTCTTCTGAATCATCGTCATACTCAAGACGTTCGCGTTGACGTTCATTCATGTATTCTTGCTTATCTTCCGCAATAAGTAGCATTTCTTCAATTTCTTCAATATGCTCTTCAGTTAGATATTCAGACTGCTCCTCTAACTGTTCGCGGGCTTCGTCTATTTCAATACTTCCTTTTTTAAATTTTCTACAAATAGTACACATACTTTGTCTATCCTCTTATCGTTTTTTTAATATGCGCTTTAATGCTTCGTATAGTGCGCGTTCATCTAGTTCTGGTTCTTCTGGCTTTGCTGCCTTCTTTGCCGCAGGTTTCTTTGCGGCCTTTGGCTTTGCTTCTGGCTCTGGAGTTGGCTCTGGTGCGGTTGGAGCTTCTGGCGCTGCTTCTTCTTCGCCGGCTGCACTCTTGTGTGGGAACTTTTCTTGTACCGCTTTACTAAAAGCTGGTAGTTCCTTTCTTACTTTTGCAAGTGCGGCATCTGCTGCCTCTGGTGACATTGCAGTTGCATCCATTGCCTCAACACCAGGGATTGCTTCTGCTGTCTTGCCGCCCTTACCGCGTGCAATTGCACCGTTGATAAATGCTGCAACGGCTGGGAATTGTGCAGCAAGTTTAATAAACTCTTGCTTATTGCCAGCCTTTGAAACCTTACGTCCAGATAGGATACCATCGCGCTTGTTGCTTCCGCTAACAACACCAAAGATATCATTTTCAAGAGCGCGGGTGGCATGGGTTGGATCTGCAATACCTGTGCCATTGTTGCCGGAAAGTGGATTAAAGATTTCCTTTGCTGCTCCGGTTGCCTTATCAATGCTGAACGTGGCAATATTTAGTTTTTGTTGTAGTTCAAGATCAAGTTGCTTAATTGTTGCATCCAGTTGACGCTTTGCAGCTTTATCTATTTCGGTTTCTGACTTTGCCTTTAGATCAGCGATCTTTTGTGAGAGTTCTGCTGCACCTTCAGCGCCGCCACTTCTAGCAGCACGAACGATACCAGCTTTCATTTGTCCTAATGCTGGGCCGTTATTGTCATATATCTCGTAACCTGCGGCACTTGGATGGGCTTTGGCAATATCAATAGTACCTTTACGCTTGCCACTTGTGCCAGCCTCAAGGCCACCGGCATCTTTTGCTAATGCAAGGTTATCTGTTACAATAATCTTATCTGCTGGGAATCCAGCTAGACCAAACTTCTTTAGTATTTGTTCAATAAGGTCTTTTTTAATTGCAACTTTAGCTTGGTTGCTGCGCTCTAATCCACCGCGCATTTCATCATATGTAAAATACTTCTTTAATAGAGCCTTGGCTGCCTTTACATCACCTTTTGCAGCCATTTCGAGAGCTTGTTCCTGTGGAACTTTCTTGCCCTTGCTGGCCTCTTCCATATACTCGTAATCCATATCCTGGTCTTGATATGATTCATCATAATCAACTTCGTCGCTATCGTCAACCTCTACGCGTTCTGTGCCGCCTTGGTCAAATTTAGCTAATGTTGTTGCATGGATACCAAAGATAAGCTTAAGGAACGTATGAAATGCTTGATCTGGTGGCTTCTGGACACCGTTGCCGTCAACTCCACCCATTAGATAACGTAGGAAGGTATCTTCCTTTTTATTAAAGCCTTCGCTTTTAACCATTGAATAGATATAGGTTGCGTTTGGGTTTTCTGAGAATGCTTTGCCGAATGTATCAAAGGCTGGGAGTTTCTGTGCATCGCGTAGTAGCTTGGTGCAAGCACGCTTATATGCAGCTTCATTTAAGTAGAGAAGGAATTGATTAACTGCTCCACCAATTTCCTTAAAACCTTCGCTCATGCCAACAAGAGTGTTATCAAAGTCAAAGATCTTTACAGTTTCGCCACCGGCAGCACCCTCGGCTTCGGCAAGATAACGACGCCATCCTTCAAAAAGGAACTTAGTTTCTTGTCTTGACATTATTCTTCCTCTTGTCCTTCTTCTAGTTCTTCGTGAAGTTCAAATTCAATATCTTCTTCGTCGTCAAAACCTTCTTCATCATCGCCAAATTCTTCTGATGGTGGCTCTTCGCTATATTCTTCTTCGCCGCCACCTTCTGCTTCAAATTCCATATAGTGACCAACGCTGTCCATGATATATGCAGCAACTGCAATCTTTTCTTCAACCCATGGTTCAAGATCTTGATCGCTGGATATGATCCCCTTTAGCTTCTCTGCATATTCACAGATCTTCCATAGATTTTGCTGAGCCATACTACCGTCTGCTTCGCCGTGACCTTCAAGTGATAGTTCTTCCTTGATAAGCTGCTTTAGTCTATCTTTTGCAATCTTCATATTTATTGTCCTCAAAACGTAAATAGTAGGTATCGCCGCCTACTACCAACAAATTTTATTTATTTTTGACCACCAGACAAACCTGTATCGCCATTAACAGTTGCCCAGCCTTTTACCTTCTTTAGTTCTTTTCTAGCACGGCCCATTCTACCACCAACTTTGTCTTTTGTAAAGATAGAATCTATCCACTCTTTTAATTCTTCTACTACTGCTTCTTCTAATCCTAGTTTCTGTAATATAGAATAGTAGTGTGTATCTTTTTTGGTTAAATGATCAAGTGCGGTCTTGTGAGCTACCTCGGGTGGGAAGCCGTGTTCACCAGCCTCTTCACTTTCGCCTTTCTCTATTTCTTTTTTATCAATAAACACCAGCCTGTAACCCATATATTATCTCGCTTAAAAAGTCCAAAACAGTCTGTTATAGTCTATCACATCGCCGCCATAGTATGTTACCACTTTTTGCAAGACCAATAACGAGCTTTTGTTTTTGGTCCAGGATTTGCACAGTTATGTCTTGCACGAAAGCTTTTACGACGCTTTGGGTTGCTCTTCTTTATTCTCATAGTCTTATCACCAAAGTTAACTTTTTTGATATTCCCAGTAGAGGGGTTGCGAACATAGACTTTAAATTTCTTTACATCGCCCTTCATTGGTTTATTTAGAGAGACGGAGCGTCCTTGGTATTTTGCTTCGCCTAATAGATCTGGGCAACCACAAGTTAGTGCTTCATATAAGCATGCTTCGCAAACAGCGTCACCATTATCAAGAGTGGCAGTACCTTCACCTAATTCTTCTTCTGCGATTTGCTCACAGGTTTTTTCTTTGATTACTAGTTTCATATTATTTTTTCTTTTTCCAGATTTCACCTTTACGGCAGCGTGATATTGCCGCAGCAGCATTATAGGAAGGGAATGGATCAAACTTACTTGCCGCCATTGTTGTGCAACGGTCGCGTTTCTTCTTTTTTTGCTTTTTTTCAAAAACAACTAGCTTAGTTTTGCCGCTTAATATTCCAGCCAATATTTGCGGAGATAATTCAATCTCGTCGCCTTCAATTTCGCCATCGCTATCTGGTTCTATTGGCTTATGGCACTGGGGGCAAGTGCATGAACAGTCGTCTTCCTCAAGACCCATGGCAGAATATCTATTTGGTACTGGTGCTTCAACCGACGTAAGGCCACCATCTATTTCTTTTAATACGAGTTTCATGCTATAAATAGTTATAAAAACGGAAAAGGGCGGGATTTTACCCGCCCTTTTCACTATTTATGCCCTACAGACTATTAGTTAATAGATACTGTGCGAATCTTCTTCTTTGGCTTTACCCTTGGAATGGTTACTGTAAGTACGCCGTCTGCATGGGTAGCATTGATGCTATCAAGCCCCGCATCTGCTGATAGATTATAAGTTCTCGTAAACTTGGCATAGTCCTTAGCAAAGTGCGGAGCAGTTGGGGCATCAACAGAAACAGTTAGAACGTTATTTTCTGTTGAAACAGATACCTCTTCACGCTTAATTCCTGGAATTACATATGAAATAGTATACTCTTCCTCGGTTGAGCGAAGATGGGCATTGCTAACTGCTGGGCGTGCATTTTGCCACTGTAGGCCGGATACCGGCACACCTAGAGCGTCAGCGATTAGTTGATCAATTTGTGATGCAGTCATGATATTCTCCTTTGTGTTAGGCGGGTGCTTCCCGCGATCATGCCTATAATATATGCAGCCTTTTCTTTTTGTCAAGAGCCTAGTGTACGATTGCTGATCTTTTTTGATCAATTTCTAGTTCTGCTTCAACTGATTCTGCAATAAGCAGGGAAGCATTTAACTTCTGTAAGGTAGGTTCTTCAACCAAGATACCATCAATTTTATGTTTTTTTGTTAAACGTAACGATTCTTTAGACGGTTTATTAATAATTTCATCTAGAACATTCATTACATTCCGTAGGGAAGTATAATAACTCATTAGTCTATAAAAATTATTTTGCTCCCACTCTTCAATTTGCGTAGAGATAACGGCTTCTTGAATAATATCACAAGAAATATAATATTTCTGATTAATGTTCTTTGTGAGAGTTATAAGATTGTCTGGCTTAATTACATAATATCCGCTAAGATCGTTATCGCTCATATTTTAGTCCCTTAGTAGTTGTTTGCTGCTTGAAAACTTCTTCTCCAGAGTAGACTGGTCGCCAACAACAAGGACGTTTAGACCATTACCGCCAGTATTTAGATATACACGGCTAAAGTGTGCCGATTGACTGATACCTTCTGGCATACGCCCCTCTACAAGAGCCTGTCTTGCACTGTCTTCTGCACGAATTGCTACTACATTGGCTGGGTTAACACTAATTTCCCGTAGGCCGTAATTTACTGAACTTGGAATCTGGTACGCTTCTGTTAGTCTGATCAACATTTTTATCTCCATTCTTGAATAAATAGTTCGTCTACTACCCATGTTTCGCCGTCAATTAAGACAGCACAATCATCATCACGCCAAGATGCATTTGGCATTAAATCCTTTGCCTTGCCAAGTAATATAGCAGGTGTTGGTTTTTGTATGTATTTAATAGCATGTTCTGACATTAGTCTGCATTGTGGAATACGGACTAAATCTCCCACTTCATGATAACGGGACATCCTGCTCCTCTTCCGTGTCGTCACGCGGATTTGCTTGCATTTTCTGTGCCACGTAGCCAGTATGGATACTATAGCAGTCTTGGAGCAGGAAGTCAACAGAGGCAAGACCCTTGCGAATATCGTCAAGGCGACGTACAGCAAGAGGATCACTCATCATTTCCTTCCCAACGTGTCCAAGAAGTCCTCCAAGTTCATTAAGCTTGAGACTTGCATCGGCAAGTACGAGTCGGAGGTGAGCAGGAATCTCATCAAAAGGGACGGTATAACTAATCTTTACGTTCATATATGCCTCCAATAAAAAAAGCTCCTAACGAGATCAACCCGTTAGGAGCCTAGTTTAGCACAACAGACTACGGTAGTAAAGAGAGAACTTGCTTGGCCCATGTAACAACTATTGCACCAATTACAGCCCACAGAATTTTTTTTTGAGTCTCTTGGGCATCCTTGATAAGTGCAAGGTCGGCAATTAAGTTATCAGGTACGGCTTCTTCAAGAATTATTACTCTTCTTTCTTGTGAAGAAACAGCAGCATCAACGCGTTTAATGCTTTCTTCAAGACGCTCAATACTATCACAAGTCTGTTCAAGCCTGCTTGACATTCTTTCAGTGCTTAATTTAAGTTCAGTTATCATTAAACCAAGCTCTTTAAACGCGTTCTCGTCTGCCATTTTATCACCTCCAATCCATACTAATAATTAGTATTAAATATCAATAATTGCATAAGAAGTTGTCATCAAAGTTGATGCTGCGGATACTGCATTTAGGAGCGCACAACGTGTAACTTTAGCAGGGTCTAAAATGCCCGAATCGTCAAAGTTTTTTAGACCTCCTGTCATAAAGTCATAGCCGGTCCAGACAGCTTCACTTGAGCAAACCTTCTCTACGATAATATCAGACTTTAAACCACAGTTCTGTAGGATTGTACGGATTGGTTGTTCACATGATTCAAGAATAATATTAATACCAAACTGCTCATCTGGGTTGCTGCCTTCTACCGACACCATACGCGATGCCCTTAGTAAAGCGACACCACCACCAGGTAAAACTCCTTCGGCCTGTGCGCTCTTGACCGCAGAGAGAGCGTCCTCAATGCGGTGCTTGCGCTCAGTCATATCTACGTCGGTTACGCCGCCAACACTAATAATAGCAACTCCGCTGGCGAGTCGGGTAATTCTTTCTTGGATTAATCTACAGTCGGATAGATCATCAGTTTGAGAGATTTCAGTTTTTAGAGAATCAATACGGCTCAGGATCTCATCTGGGTTACCTTTTCCGCCTACAAAGGTAGTCCAGTTCTTTAAGCACTCAACTGTCTTTACCGACCCAAGATCACTACGCTTTGCTTCTCGTAGCTGCCTACCGCTTGAGCGACTAATATACGTTGCTCCAACAGATAGTGCTAGATCGCGTAGGATATTCCTACGCTCTTCGCCATACTTCGGAGCCTTAATTGCACCAACCTTTAGTGTTCCGCGAACTGCATTTGCAATAAGGGCAGCAAGGGCTTGGCCCTCAACGCCTTCACTTACAATAACAAATGGTTTATTCTCGCGTGCAACAACTTCAAGAATTGGTAACAGGTCTTCAACGCTGCTAACCTCTTCATCGGTTACCAATACAAGGGCGTTATCATAACGCATGGCACCCTTGCGTTCATCGGTGATAAACTCTTTTGATAGATATCCTGCGTCAATCTGGAAACCTTCTACGATTTCTAGCTTGGTATCCGCAGTATGCCCGTCTTGGATTGTGATTGCGCCGTCTACGCCAGCCTTATCAATAGCAGTTGCAATAAGTGTGCCAATCTTTGTATCACCATTTGCACTAATTGTTGCAATATTAGAAATTTCATCTAGTGAAGCAACAGGACGTGCAAGCTCGCCAATCTTTTGAATTACCGCTTCGCAAGCCTTATCCATGCCCCTACGGATATCTGTAGGATTACTGCCAGCGGCAATATACTTTTGTGAACCAATAAGAATAGAAGAAGCAAGGACGGTACTTGTCGTGGTCCCGTCTCCGCAGTCCTCTACGGTCTTAAGTGATACCTGTTTTAGTACCTGTGCGCCAGCATTCTCAAATGGATCTTCAAGTGCAACATTTGCAGCAACGGTAACGCCGTCCTTTGTTACAAAGGGATTCTGCCCCTTTGCGTGGATAAGCACGTTGCGACCCTTTGGGCCAAGCGTAGTGCTTACTGCTTCATTTAATTTACGTACACCACTTACAATTTTGTTGTTTAGGTCTTGCTCTTTGTTATATACCTTCACGATTCCTCCGATAATTAAAGGTCATCTAATATATCATCTATATAGTTTCTTGTAAAGACTTTTTTATTTTCTTGAATTGGCTGTTCGCTTTTGCCTAACTTGGAAGCTTGTGTATATTTTTCATCGCTGTCTTTACTAGTATTTAGTAATATACTGATATCCTGTTCTGATTGCTTTAATGTTTTTTCAAAGTCAATCATGCCTTGTGGTTTATCATCAACGAAATATTTTCGTAATGCTATATCCATATAGTATCTGTCGCGGTATATAGGCTCTGCATATTTTTTAAAGCTAGCGACCATTTTTTGGCTTGAAATAAACATTGCCTTTGTGTCTATAATAATTGGTTGATAACCATAATCTGCCGATATAAAATTAAAACCGCTAAGAATAGTCGTTACTCTAAACTTAAATTGGCTTGCATCTCCCTCTAGCTGAAAATTTCTACTTACTAGATTAGATAGATTATTCCAAAAATCATCAATTGCTTGATTAATATTAGTACTAGAAACTACCGCGGCATGCTTCTGAGTACTTTGTGCAGCCATAGCGTCTCTATGTAATTTTTGTTCTTTTTGGTATTCTTTATTTAGAAGCTCAAGCGATAGAATCAAAGATTTTAGTGCTTCCATATCTTTGCGCTGCTTTTCTCTAAACTGAGTTTGTTGCGCAGGATCTGCGGGGTTCCCTCCACTAGCAGAAATATAGTCAGCTAATGAAATTCTTGAAAATGAAGTAAGTATCAAGTTTATTAACTTATTTAATTCTGGTTTTGCTGCTTTTCCTCCCTTGGATGGTTTACCTGGAGTTGAAGTGAAGTATCCTTTAAATAAGAAACTAGAATAAAAATCTTCTTTTGTCAAGGACTCCATGCCAGTTTTTTCTTTTACTAAAGTTAGTAAAACTGGATCATTTTCTATTGTTCTGAGCGCGATATTAATTTGCTGGAATGCTTCCTCTTTCTCCGGCGTTGTAGCTATCTTTAGAAAGTCTTGAAAGTCAAGATCGTTACCAGAATCACCAGCTGTCGATGTTTTTCCCGCAGCACCTTTGCCTTTATTAGTAATCGTAATTAAGACTTGATCTATAAAATCTTTTATTTCCTTCGGAGCAGGGTCTGGATTGCCAAAAATCCATTGAAAATAATTTTCTTTTGTGATTTCAAATGAAAAAAATTTAACTTTAAAAATATCTCCTTCTTTGCCTTGTTTTATACCAACAATATACTTTAATGGTATTTTTGTACGTTTACCGGCTCCTCCATTATGTTTCGCAAGAGCCATCGCCAATTCTAATTTTGATCCTTTTATCTTCGCATCAGTTTCTGTTAATAATTTTAAAGATAAAAGCGCTCCATGCTTCGGATCAAAAGAAATATCTTCAATTGGATTATCGGCATCTGTTGTCTTGCCGCCTAATAAACGTGCATATAAACCTTCCCAAATATCTCCCGCTGCTCCGCCTTTATTTTTTCTAACAATAGAAACCATAAGCTTTCTAAGAGTTAGGGCAGAAACAACACGGCTCAGATTAAAATTATCTGCTTCAATATCAAGCGGCAATGGATCGCCCTCTGATCCAATATTCATTCCAAGTGCAGTATTAAAGTTTTTTAAAAAATCTTTAAAATCTTGACTACCAGCTCTGATTGATTCAATATAGGCATTTAGCTCATTAACTGAGTGTTCTGCCTCGTCTGCCTTACCCCAAGAAAGGCCAGCAATTTCAAAATTGGGCATATGCTTTTCTGGGTCAAAAGGCGGATATTCTTCCTTGCCTAATCCCATTTTTTCTGCTGCTGTTGTTTCTTCTTCCTCTTCGCGGATTAAGCCATGAGACTTCTTAGCTTCATGGAGACTGCGTTTTACAATCTCACCAATATCTACTTTTTTCATTTATATAAGTTCCTTATACTACAATATCCGCAATACCTAGCTTTACCGCTTCCTCTGCTGATAGGTAAATATCAACATGGCGGTTGAAAAACTCATTAATTTTCTTTACGCTCATCTTTGTTTCTTGGCGTAGAGCTTCAATATAACGCTTTTGCGTCTCAAGGACTTCAGCCATTTCGTTTTGTAGATTGTGGATTGAGCCGCTGTTGCCTGCAATAACTGCATGCATCATAACTCGGCAGTTCTTTCCAATCTTACGCTGGCCCTTTGTGCCAGAAGCAAGTAGGAGTACACCAGCACTCATAACTTTACCAAGACCAAATGTCTGGATTGGGCAATCGGCGCGTACATCACGCATTACATCATAGATTGCAAACATTTCGCTTGCGCTACCGCCGTGGGTACTGATGATAAGTTCAATTGGATCATACGTGATCTTTTGCTTCTTCTTGCCCTTTGCTTCCTCTACGACCTTGCCCATTTCCTTTAGGGCATATAGGCCATAGATTAGATCATTTGTTTTTTCTTCATTTACGTCACCAATAAGGCCAATCTTACGCATCTTTGGACCATCGTCCTGCGCTGGCTGTGGCATAAACATAAATGGTGGGATTGCCATTTCACCTACTTCGCCTTCAACTTCGTTGTTTAGTTTTGATTTACGCATTTTATCCTGCTTTCTTGTGAATGATATGCTTCTCTTTGTTGCCCCAAAAACGCTTTTCTTTTACCGTAAGTGGGAATTTCTGTGCCCAGTTAATCCATTCCTGCTCGTTACGGAACGTCTTACGGAAAATAAAAACTTCCGTGGAATCTTTGATATTCCACCCATACGAAACTTTTTTCCAATCTTTCATAGCTTCTTCAATTGGCTTACGAAATTTGTATGTAATGTCATTAATCTGGACATTATACACTATTCCGTTGTCAGTTTCATCGCCTTTCCATGCTACCGTGCTAAGATTAGCTGCCATTAATGCCTCCAGAGTTTGTTTCCTCCACCATGAGTTTACCATCCTTCCAGAAGATGTCAACCTCGTTTTTAAGGTATCTATCAATTAATTCTGCATACTGTGCCAATAGCCGTTTGTCTACGCTATTTGCATCGTGTCCTGTAAATAAATCTTTTATTATGGAGTTAATGATAAAGATTTTTTCTGCATGAATGACATTCTGATCACGCTTTGCGTATTTTTGGTAAAGATTTCGTATAATGGTTTTTGGGTCTTTTACGGTCATTAGTCTCCAGATTCTTTTAGAACTTTAACTATTCGCTTTGTTACGTATTCCTTTAGTAGCTTTTCTTCACTTTCCTCTCTTGCTCCTGCTTCAAGTGATTCCTTGATGATACCCGACTTAATTTCGTCTGTCACCTCGTTTATAAGACTTCTTATGATTTTTAATGTTTGTTCTTCGCGGTCCATGAGTTTTCTCCTAATATCTTAAGTAGTTACGGATACAGCTATCGTACCCTAGATTATAAATAGAATCAACACAAATAAAAAGGCAGCTGGCCGAAACCAGCTGCCAATATTATATTGCGAGGCTAGATATTACTTGCCCTTGCCGCCCTTGCCAGCAAGTCCCTTGACGGAAACATGCTTGTTGTATGGAGCAACTTTCTTTGGTCCGTGACCCTTAACTGGGCCGTGGCTCTTGGTTCCTGTGCCTGTTAGGGCTTTTGGACCAGTGGTGCCTTTCTTGACGAACTTACTGTTCTTCTTCATTTCTGCCATGAGGCGAGCAGCAACGCGACGGGTAAGCTCTTCGGCAAGTTCTTCCTTATCCATCTTCTTTTTTTCTTTCTTTTCTGGCTTCTTGCCTTCTTCCTTAACTTGGCCTTCTTCTTCTAGTTCTTCGGTAAGACCTTCTTCTTCTAGTTCTTCGGTAAGACCTTCTTCTTCTAGTTCTTCATAGAGTGAAGCTTCTTCCATTTCTGGACCTTCACCACCAAATTCTTCACCACCAAATTCTTCACCGCCGTCGTCTTCAACGCCAACTTCGGTTCCTTCCATACCTGGAAGGTCTGATAATAGTGCATTAAATGCATCAACTAGAGCGTCAACTTTGGCCTTAAGGTCACCTCCTTCCATGCCGCCCATCTCTGGGGCTTCTGGGGCTTCCTCTTCTTCGCCACCAAGTTCACCGTCCATTTCTGGCTCTTCGGCTGGTTCTTCTTCTTCACGAAGACCGCCTGGTGCTGGACGACCGCCGTCTGCAAAACGGGCCTGATCTTCCATTGGAGAGCCACCAGCGAACATTCCTGTTTCGTTTAGTGGCTTAATATTCGCTAGCTTCATAAAGCGACGAATAGTGCTTTCTTCAAGTAATTTCTTCTCTGACATTTTTATCTCCTAGGGATAATGTTATAGGATGTGTATGCATACACCTATTTTATACTAATAAATAGTACACCTTGCTCTAAAAGCACAAAAAAGTTATTCATGTAATGTTTTTGCAACTCTTTTTTTAAGTTTAACTAGTGCCTTATCTTCTATTTGTTTAACTCTTACAAGACTTAAACCCATCCTTTTTGATATTTCATCAAGCGTTAGCGGGCCTTTATCTGCACTTACGAGCGAGCAATTATAGTCTTCGTCATAATCAATCCAGTGACGGCATTTTTGTGCTAAACACGATACTCCGCTATCAATACATTCATTTTTGCAACTCATAAGTCACCATTTTCCTCTGCGATGATATCAAAAAGATTTTCAATGAACTCCCTGTCAAGATTGAGTTCTACTTTTTGTTTTTTTGCTTTACGTTCTTCTCGCAACACACGTTTTTTACGGTTATTGCGAACTTTTACATCTGGGTGGCGCTCTATAAGTTCCCGTATTGCTGGATCATCTGCAATAAAAGCCTCTAGAAATACCCTAAAAAGGGTACGCTGCTTCACGCCGTCCACCTTCATCTTAGCAAGGGCTTGGGCGTGAAGCTGCGTATTTTCATAGAAAACTATTTTTTTTGTACGGTTTTTATAGATATCGCTCATATTATACCCTATTTAGGATATGGGTAGAGCTTTCTACCTGTCCTGCGCCGGTTTGACGGATAAACTGGGCACGGGCTTGCAGATCAGATAGGAACTTGGCATTACTATAACTCATACCAGAACGAATGCCGCCAACGATATTGGCTACAATATCTTCCAGTTTACCCTTATATGGCACAGTTGCGCTAATACCTTCGGGGGCTGATGATTTGCCGCGCCAATCATTTTGTGCTTCGCTTGACGCCATGCCACGATAGGTTTTGTAAAGCTTACCGTCCCGCTCAATAAAATCACCAGGGCAGGCATCGGTTCCGCTCAACATAGAACCAAGCATAACAGCATCGGCTCCTGCTGCAAGTGCCTTTACAATATCGCCGCTGGTCTTTAGACCACCGTCAGCAATAAGTTTTGCACCCTTGGTAACATTAGCACATTCCTGCAATAAGGTAAAGCTTGGTACGCCGTGGCCTGTTTGTAGGCGGGTACTACAAATAGATCCATTACCTACCCCAATACGGATGCTGTCTGCGCCCCAAGCTTCCAAGTCTGCGAAGCCTCGGGCGGTAGCAACATTACCAGCCATGATATGGATATGGCTTCCATGTTGGCGGCGAAGGTCAGATAAGGCGTCCTCCACAAGAATATGGTGACCGTGTGCAACATCTACACATAGTAGATTCGCACCAGCCTTTACAAGTTCTTGCGAACGCTCAAGGTAGTCGCCGGTTGCACCAATAGCGGCACCGATATTCTTTTTACCACGGATGCCGGTAGCCTTTACCATTGCTACCTGTTCGTCTACTGTATTATATCGGTGGATAATTGCCATACCACCAAGTCTATCCATTTCGGAAGCCATTTCTGGGCCGCTGATTGTATCCATTGGACTGGCGATAATTGGAATATCAAGATATAAAGTCTTGTCTAGATATACGCGGGTATTACATTCGCTACGGCTTTTAATTTCGCTGTATTGCGGCACAATCAATACATCGTCATATGTTAGATATTCTTTAAAGTGGCTCATTTTCTCTCTTTTCTCGGCAAGTTGGGCAAGTTAGTATGGTTAAGTGTTGTTGTTCGTATACATCTACAAACCAAGTCATTGCCATTTCTTTGCTTTTTTTGTCATATGGAGCCTTACATTTATGGCATTTTTCTGGTAGGTTTAGCATCATATCTAGCTTTACGGCTGTACCTTTTCCTACCATCTTCTCCAATTGACGCCGCTGCTTACGATTCACTTTGCACCTGTGCTTCCAAAGCCACCTGTACCCCGTGAGCCATCTTGTAGACGGAAGCTATCAACATCGGATAGGTAACTCTCAATAACGCGGTTTACAGTAAACTGTGCGATCTTGTCGTGATGACCAATACGAATTGTATCGTTAGTGCTGTTGTGCATAACGATACCCCAAGGGCCGGTATAATCGGCATCAACAAGACCAAGGATAGCTAGCTTGCCCTTGCTGTTCATACCGCTGCGCCCACGAATATCGCATGAATAACCGCGAGGTGGACGGATAGCAATATTGGTTGGCACGATCTTTGTTTGACCAGGCTCAATACGCATTCCGCCAAATTGCGGATCATCATTAGGCACGTCGGCAAATAGATCCCAAGCTGCATCGTAACTATGAGCCTTTTCGGGCTTCTTGGCGGTTTCGCTTAGTGCCTTATACTCTAGCTTGACTGGTTCCATATTATATCCTCCATATTCTTGGCTAATTTCAATTAGTTCTTGTAGTGCCTTACGTCGGTTTTCTTGTTCCTGTTCATATAGATCTGCCATTTTGCCCATTTTATACCTTTCTTGAAAGGTTAATAAAGAGTGGAACAGTCTTAAAAACTTCAAGCTCTTTATGCTTATCAAACTTATCTCGTAAGTCTATATGTTCAAACCCTTTTTGAAAAATTGGAAAGTCTTCTTCGGCTAGAGGAAGAATAATTGCAGTTGGAACAGGGTTAACAGTTTGACCTTCGGCTGGTAACATTACCGTTTCTAGCGTACCGGCATAGAAAATCCTATCGCCAGCTTTAAACTCAGTACCAAAATAGGAATGCTTTGGTGGCTTCTTTTGTGGAAGTGGAATTTTAAATTCCTTCTTTAATTGTTCGTCAAATAACTCTTTCATACATCCTCCTATGCAAGTAACTTAAGTTGTGACTTAAGACTGCGAATTGAAAGTCCGAAGTTATCCTTTTGTACTTGTCCAAGGTAAGGACGGTTCATGTGGATAACATCGGTAGTCATAATACCCCAACACTTGATGTCTGTCAACTGATTTGTACTATCGGTTGCGCTAACAATCCAATACGGCTTGCCTGTTTTTGTCTGCTTTACTTCCTTTTTACGCGGCACGAACCAGCATAGTCCACCTTGTTCCTCGGCTGCCTCGCCAAGCGGCTTGATATTCTTCTCGGTTAGACGCTTGCTAATCTCTGGTGTCACAACAAGGCTTAGGGGATATACGCCCGTTAGCGCAGTAACATGCTCAATCTTTTCCTCGTCGCTGAAATCTCCCTCTGGCTTATAGAGTTCAATGTTCTCTAGGAACTTCTTTTTTGTCTTTGGACGGTCTACTGCTACGGCACTCCAAAAATGTTTCATACCCGTGAAGCGGTTATCCATAAGGCAGTTTAGTGCGCCGCTTCGGGACAGGGCGTCAAGACCTCGCTTGTTTAGCTTGTTATACTTGACATTGTCGTTGAATAGCAAGTCCTCAATATCCTTAAATGGACGGTTATTCATAATCTCACTAATAGCGGTGTCTCCAAGACCCTTGATTGACGATAGTGGCTGGACAAGAGTTTTATTATCGCCCTCTACGACGGTCCATACAGTACCAGACATATTAATATCCAATGGCTTGATCTTTAGCCCATATCCCTTGACCGCTGAAATAGCACTTTCCTTACGGTCTTCTGGTTCCTTATCTAGGAACGCACACGCCCATTCGGCTGGGTAGTAGTGCCATAACCATGCACATTGATAAGATAGGATTGAATAACATACGGCGTGGGCAAGATTGAAGCCATAGCCGCTGAAAAACTCCATTGTTTTCCAGAGTTTATCTGCATCCTTTTCATGGATACCCTTGTCTACGCAGCCTGCAATAAACTTATCATATAGTGCAGCCTTTACCTGTGCCTCCTTACCCGTACCCTTCTTCGTTAGAACCTTGCGCAGTTCATTGCCTTCGTCAAGCGAAATATCTCGCCCAAGTTTATGTGCAAGTAGCGAAAGTTGCTCTTGGAAAACAATAAATCCATAGGTTTCCTTTGTAACCTCCTCTACAATATCATTTAGATAATGTACCGCATTTGGGTTTTCCTTTGCCTCTACATACTTTTTATCTACATTTGCGGACAGCGGACCTGGACGATAAATACTCGTAATAGCCGCAATATCTACAATACTCCTTGGCTTACTCTGCTTACAGAAATCCTGTGCGCCATCGTTTGTAAACTGGAATGTTCCAAGGAAGTTGCCCTTATGGAATACATTTTCGTATACGGCTTGGTCATCAAGATTTAATTTCTCGTTGTGCAGGTTCTCGTCATAATATTTCTTGATATCTTCAAAGGTTGGTTCCTTGATGCCATGATGGTTTTTTAAGATATGACTGATAGCCGTTTCTAACATTCGGAGAGAAGCAAGCCCAAGGATATCAAACTTAATAAATCCAAGCGGCTCAAGATGTCGTACAGTCTGACCCTCGGTCCAAGGAGTCTGGACTACACCACCGCTATTGATAAGCGGCATCTTTTCGTCAAGATTATCTGCGAATAGTACACCGCCAGCATGGCGACTGATACTTCTGATCTGGCGTTGTAGTGTTTCTACATGGGTCGCAACATCGGGATACTTTAGGAGATAGTTGGCAAGCGTAGGGCTATATTTTTTTAGCTCCTCCCAAGTAGGCTCATATGCACCGGCAGTCATGCCATGCTCTTTCATCGCCGGTCCCTTGGCCTCAAACATCATCTTGCTGGTTACGTCATTGACCTCTTGGAATTCAATATCATACAGTTTGCTAATATCCTTGATAAGTGAACGGGCCTTTAGAGTATTGAAATTACTGATGGGTACAACCGTATTCTCACCGTACTCCCGAATGAACATTTCCTTGAGTTCCATTGGGTCGCTAACATCAAAGTCAATATCGGGATATGACTTATCCGTCTTACGAATAAAACGGCTGAACTGTAGCTTATACTTAATTGGGTCAACCGCCGTAATATCAAGAAGATATGATACAAGCGAACCAGCACCACTTCCGCGACCGTCACCACAAAGTTGATTGGCCTTTGCTTTATCCGTAATAGTCTTCATTGTAAGGAAGTATTTAGAGAATCCGCGATCCTTGATTGTATGGAGTTCTTCCTTTAGACGGTCAATATAGGTTTGATCCTTATATAGTCCGCTGTCCTTTAGGGAAGTAACCGCAAGTTTAGCAAGGGCAGTATCAGCCGTTTCACCTTCGGGTACAACAAAGGACGGTAACTTAATGTTTGTATCGGGTGTGTAAGAAGTGATACGGTTATGTGCAATATCAGCGGTGCGAGTAATAGAGTCTTCGACAAGCCTATCATCGTAAGTAAATCCAAGGCGTTGTGAAAAATTTCGGTATGCTGCAAATAGCTCATCTCCATTTTTAGGATAAAGCTGGTACTCCATTTCCTCAAGTGTAGAAGGTAGCGCATCAATTTTCTGTTCGTCCTTTTTCTTACCCATCCAGCCGATCATCTTATAGATTTCACGGTCCTTCCAGACATCTGGATTAGGAAAGTGAGCATCGCAGGTGCTAATTAGCTTGAATCCATAAACCTTGCTCAACTCAATAATCTTTTGATTAATGATATGCTGTTCGGCATAGTTTGCCCATTGGAGTTCGCCATAGAAGCGATCACCAAAGATATCCATCATGGATTCTACGGTCTTGCTCATTGCCTCAAGAACCGCCTTATCGCCCAGATCTCTATTACGCCAGTAATCATTGCCCAACACGCCACCGATACATGCACTTGAAGCAATAATCCCGTCACTATTCTTGCGAAGATCGTTATAATCCATCCGAGGAAAGCGATAAAAGTTGTCCCCACGATAAGAGTTGCTAACGAGTCTAAAAAGGTTATTGAGGCCGGTTTGGTTTTGGGCGGTAAGTACAAGGTGGCTGCGCTGGTTGAGCGTGGACTTGACAACACGTTTGCTTTCATTTTCATCCTCTACAACAAGGCCGACATCTTCGTCAACCTGCTTGGCGAGTTTAGCGTCTTCCTTATGCTTTTCGCGTTCAATCTTCCACTCCTCAATATTGGGATGGACATATGCTTCAATACCATAGATAATCTTGAAGTCACTACGCCCGTCTGCTTGCATTTTTTTAGCTTGCTGAAAAGCATAACCAAAACCATTCATGTTTCCATGATTAGTTTGGGCATATCCAACGAGACCATTTTTATATGCAAATTCGCAGTGTTCTTCCGGATAGCCGAGGCCATCAAAAATCGAAAATGTATCGTGTGAATGAAGTGAAGCAAACGGAATCGACGGCTTCTTTCTCTCAGACATTATTTACCTTCCCATTCTGTTATTTTATCTTTGAACAACGAACGAAGAGAATAGTACTCTGATTCGCCAATCAAGTCAAGCTCGTATTGCGGGTATTCTTTCAAAAATAAAGATATTTTTTGCCGAGAGTCCTTATCATACCAACCTTTTATCTCAACGAATTTATTATCGCCTATCTTGAAATCTGGTGTGTATGTTGTACCGTCAGATAAATCAAAAGTTTCTGGCTCGTATTGCCATGATATATTTTGTTCGTTCAATATTCTTGCGTAGTTTGCCTCCCAGTTACTACGAAAATATTGGTTGTTTAGATCTATTCTTTTGCCACCATTGGCATTTGAATACACTTTTTCTGGGTTATCGTGCAAGAGTTTTTTCATTCTCTCACTCATAAGTTTCCTTGCGTGTGCAGAAACTTCACGACCTTTATGAGTTTCACTTATCTTTTGTCTTCCCTTGGGAGTCTGCGACCAATGTTTATATTTTTCTTTATCGTAGTTACCGAGGCCGCGATCTTTTCTATCTTGTAGAGTCTTTGCCCATTTTTTACCATGCTCGGGATTCTTTGAGGCTTTCGTTGCAAAATCTTTTTTTATGGCCTCTTTTGTCCTAATATAAGAGCCTTTATCGTATCGAATCTGTACGCCATATTTATATGCGCACTCTTTTGTACATGCAACCTCTCTTGGAGTCCTATATCCAGTAGGAGCCAGTGAACAAAACTCTACTTGACAGTTTGGACAAATCTTATGACGACCCTGTTCTCTTCTTACTTTTGTTTCTTCACGCATAATAAAAATCTCCCTTTATATACATTACCATACAATAAGTAGTATATAAAGGGAGAAATGTGGTCGTGTATATTTACTTCGTTTCCTTTGCGTATACTTTAAAATCCTTAGCTAACTTTTCCATGCACTCAAGTGAGTCTTTTTTACATTGACGTAGGCTGCTGCCTACGCCTTCAAGAAGACTATGCCACAAGATATCGCCGTTGTCATCAAGATTGTTTACAAACCAGTCAAAGTTATCTTCATCAATCTGATGGATAACAATCTCAAAATTACCAACCTTTAGGGTATGTACCTCTTTGTAATAACTGTCCGCTTCACTCGTCCACTTTAGGTCCGCCATCTTTTTCTCTTTTCTTTAATGGCTCACGCGAGCCGATTTCTGGCCTTTCATATTTGCCATCATAGGCTCCTATGTTTGCCCAGGAATAAGTCCACCAAGTATCCAATACTTTATGACAAACTTGACAAGTATAGTCTCGCCATGCAGAGTCGGGATTTCCACCTGTTTTTTTACTATGTTCCCACATCGGGTCGTGTTCGCGTCCAGGCTTTCCACCACACCACCGACGCTTATCCTTCTTGCTTCGGTGCTTCGGAATCTCGTCGTCTTTCGGCAGCATCTTCTAACTCCTTCATATAATCTTTAACGCCTTGATTGGCTTTGGTCATATCCTCTACGGTGCAACCGCCTTCTTTGTTGAGCGTATACCAATACCTATACAGGACATCGTTGAATCTGTCAAGCCTATCAAAGTTAACCTTAAGCTTCTTGTATTTTTCCTGCCAATTGCGGTCGTCCATGTATACCTCCAAAAGAAAACGGGACAGTACGCAATGTACCATCCCGTTCGGTGTTTGTAAAGAAGAATCTTATCTTGGAGTGATTGTAACATTACTCTCAGATTGTCTATCTAGTTTAAGAGATGATCCGTTTGGAAACGCTCTCATGATTTTCATTTCACCTTGCTCGTCCGAGAATGAATATTGCTTATTCACTAGCTCTATATATTGCGTAATTGCTGTCGCGACATCAACCGGTAAATTACCAGGAATATCCTTCATTCCTGCACTTTTACGTAAAGCTGATGTAAATTGTTCTGAATATTTTACAGAAACAAATACAGGAACGTTTCTACTTGGATCTTCTCTTACATATGGACCGTTTTTATTTTGAATAACCACTCTTTCAAATGTCTTTGGCTTCCCACCTAATCTTAGGATGTCTTCAAAATTAGCTTCTTTGCTGACTTCAATTAATTTAAATTCAGATTTGGCTACATATCCCTGTCTACCGTCTTCTGGTAGGAAATATTTTGGTAGCTTATCCCAGGTAAATTCACCATCGCCTTTACTGGTATCTACCTTTATTGAGATCTCTACTTCGGTTACGCCAGAGTTTAATGCCGTCTGCGATCTACCACGGCCTCCGTGTTCAGTCACTTGGCCAGTTGTTGGATCAATAGCTAGATACATACCGCTTGCTTTTTCTGGATCAAACTTTCCATAAGCCGCAGCTCTTGCTTGCACATTTCCAGTTTTATCTTCTTTAGCCAAAGCTAAGAAGTTTTCTGGATCTGTTTTTACTTTCCACTCCAGTCTTGCATCTGTGGCTGTATTTTCTTTTATCGTCTTACGATCTTTTAATACTAGTTTCATACCCATAAGTAGTCTCTATTCTGAGGATAGACCAGCCTTTTTTGTCAGTCTAGCCTTAAAAAGCTTTACGGCCCGTGTACCAATAGCCTTACGAACTTCACGGCCTTCTACGATTTCACCCTTGGCTTCCCTAAAGATATCTTCAATCATTGCATCAATAACTTTGGGAATATCCTTCATTTCCGGCTCAATACCGTCAATAGTCATTTTATCAATAACATGTTCAAGGCGCATAGGTACGCACCATTCGTCCGCAATTTCCTCGGCTTTATCTAGCATGGCCTGTTTTTCTGGGTCTATAGTAATATCCCGTGGGCTTTTATGCTCACGGAATTCGTCCCGCTTATGCTTGCTCATGCAACGGCCCCCGCCGTTTAGGCGTACCTCAAATGGAGGACGTAATACAACACCTTCACGGATATGGCCTTCGCCCATTCCACGGCGGATAGCAACAATTGAATCCCGATCACGCTCACGATTTAGGGAGTCTGGGTCGGTTCCCACTAGTTCATATGGAACAAACTCCAGCCCCAGTGCTAGGGCATAATCTTCTGCCTTTGGCACATCAAGCCAAAATCCATTAACGTTAACATCAAAAACAATAAAATGGAGCTTTGGGCCATAAGTCTTACTCATGGCCTGCTGCTTACCGCCATACGCTTCACCGTGGATACGGACAAGGTCTTCATCGCCATATTTACTTTTAAAAAATTCTGTAAGCTTATCGCTATCAAACAGGGCAACAAAATTATCATGTTTCTCGCCGCCGCTGTAAAAGCTTACATGACCATTTGACCACTGAATATGTGCGCTGGTGCCATGTACCTTTTCAAGTGCATAGCAGTTTTTAAACTGCATGATCTGATTGTTTTTATAAAGATTATCAATGTGCATATAGCCCATTTTACGCCTCCTGTTTCTGCATATCGCTAAAAAAGTTATTATCAACTAGGTAAACAAGGAATTCTGGGATTCGTTCGTCGTTATAGAACGGGTCGCGATCTGACCCAAGGATATGGTTAATCTTTTCTCCTAGATGATCCCATGCAACAAGGAACATTGCCTGTCCCCTGCGGCAATCACCATGTTTATTCATCCTTACCTGTACTTCGTCATTAAATTCTATCATTGTCACGTTAGACCTCACGCTTTCTAAAAAGATGCTTTTCGCTTTTTAGCATATCTTTTCTGTGAAAGTACATTTTTGTATTTTGTGGGTCTTCAATGTATGTCACTACTACAATCCACCTACGCATATCTTGGCCTGCGTACAATTGCTTGCAGCGAGGCGCATGCATAGAAACAATAACCATGTCATGCCACTTTTGCGTATAATCATTGAAGTACTGAATCAGATTGCCAACCTTAATATCATTCGTATTGAGCGCGGTTGATGTTGATGACATATGGGAACCTCGGGATACCGTCTGGTGTAAGATTAAAATACTTAATCGTTGCCTTCTTGCCGATCAGACTATCACGATTCTGGAGAATGTCAACAAGATACTCCCATGTACCCTTGATGTTGCTCTTGAATGGCTTACCTTCGCGCTGGAAGGTCATATATCCAGCCGCGCCGGTACGGTTGCCCTCGCCCTCAACAATATCAAGAATCGTAAACTCCTCGTCTTGGAAGGTCTTGTGCTTTAGGAGAAACTTGCTGCGCTTGTTTTCGTAGGGTTTATTCAAACGGATCATTTGACCTTCGTAACCGTCATCAACATATTCGCCATAAAGACGCTCAATGGCCATATCATTGACGGCAACATCGGTACGAACAAGCACGCAACATTCAGGCATAAGATTATTAAACCAATAACTTGCAAGTGACTTTAGACGGCTACCGAATGTTGGAAAATAGTTCTGTGCAGAGGGAATATCATAAATATGATATTGGATTTTCTCTGCACTTTCTTTCAGATCCTCGTCGGTAGGCTTTGTCTTCTTGATAAGAGAGACGATAGTATTGAAATCATGCTTGAGGTTGTGATTATAGAGTTCGCCATCAAGGATAAGTTCTGGCTCCATATCAAAAACATGCTGGAGGCTTTTGCGAATATGCGGCGCGCTAATGATTTCCTTGCCGTTGCGGGTCCACATGCCATCTTTATTTACAATACAACGGACGCCGTCCAACTTGGGCTGGCTGTAAACAGGAAACTTGATCTCGTCCTTGTAATCAAGGTAGTCCTTTGCAAGCATAGGCTCAAAATACTGCTTTTGGCTGATATTGCTAATATCCTCAAAATAGCCATGCTCCAGCTTCTTCTTACGAAGAGCCGTGGCTTCAAGGATTGCTTGCTCCTCCGCAGTTGTAGCATTAGCCTTGCCTACGTTCTTCGGTTGGCAGATCGTGTACTCACTGGTTACTTTCTTCCCGTCCGGAAATTGCCCGCTGATCGTCCTGTAGCTGTTGCCCTGAACCTCCACCGTCCACTCCTGCGTCTTGCCGCCCTTCGTCTGCTTGTAGATCGTTGGGAATGTCTGCATTTTTATTACCCCATTTTGCCTTGAAGTAGGCTTCCATTAGAGGACGAATTTCCTCGCCAATGAAGGGACCATCATACCCGCTCTTCACTAGGTTGTCAACTTCTTCATAAAGGCGCTTTAGCGCTACAATTTTATCAAAAAGGAACTGTTCTTCTTCTTCACGCGTCAATTTTCTCACCTGTTAGCCTTTCAATTTCCCTATAGGCGTCTTCCCGCTCTCTATAAAGAATATTGGTTGCAAGACTTTCCATACCAATATGGTGCTTCAATCTATAAATCTCATCAAGCAGCTTACGGGCAGTATCGGTTGATACCGAATGCCAACGCTTCAATCCTTCTTCAATGTCTTTTAGCTCGTCGTTAGTCATATTTATGACCTCCTCATGTTATAACAATAGCAGTTATATCCGCTATCACTCTTCTTAAACTCCCTTACGCCATCCTCACCGCAGAAGTTAGAGCATTTTACATACTCGTCGCCTTCGGGATCTGGCATACCGTCACCACAAGCACAGGTTAGCAGGATTGCAAGCAGAAGTAAAGTTTTCACTTATCTCTCCTTGGACAAATACGGCATCGCGAAAGAACACAAAACTCAGTTTCTCTGAACGATGGATCGGAGCATAGCCCATGTTTGTGGCACTCGTCAAGAGGAACTTTTACGGATACCGCTGGTCGTCCAAAACCGCTATCTTTGTGGATCTTATCTGTATATTTTTCACCGACTTCTAGTTTGGCGTAGTATGGCGTTATCTGTTCGCCACGAGACTTGGTTAGTTCACGGGCAACGGCAAAGATGGAGTCGCTACTATTATTTTGGGATACTTGGTCTACAATATCACCATCGGGATCAAGGAATACAATAATGTTTTTATCCATTTATTACCCCTTCCAACCTGCAATAACTTTATTTACAAGTTCTACTGCTTCTTGCTCGGAAGCACAAAACCCAAAGCGCATGCTATCATATTCGCCAGCGTCGTCATACGCAACCTCAAATACAACACTATATCGCTCTTTTGGGTCCAATGCAAAAGGCCAGTCTTCTATACGGAAACGTGGTAAAGTTTGTTTTTTCATGTATGTGGCTCCAAGGTTATCGTTACAGGCGGATATGCCTCGGCACAGAAACCCTCAAAGCGGACGATATATGCTTTCTCGTCTGCAATATCTTCCTCTACATATTTTAGTGCCGCGTCATAGTCCTCAAACTGCTCGCCATATAGGTCATTGCCGCTCATATAAATAACAACATATTTATTATCATACATCATTTTAGACTCCTTGCTGCCTTGACGGCGGCTTCCTTAGCCTCGGCCTCGGTTGGGGCATCACCCCATAGGCTGATGTGCCACGAATATTCATCGCGATAAGAGCCATAAGGTTTGCCAAGGTTCCTCACCGTAATGACCGCGTCATTCACGCGAGCCGTGTAACCATTCTGGCCGTAGCCGTTCCATTGTACATCGCTAGACTCGGCATTTTGACGCTCCGCAAGTGC